AATGCTCACAACTTCCCACTTGACTTAGCATCTGCTGAGACATCTGAAGTTGCACTTGTTGCACCTGCAGTTGGCTAGATCTAATTCATATGATATAATAAGGAGGTCTAACGACCTCCTTTTTTTATGCTCAAGTCTAGAAAACCAACAGAAGATTATGATCAACTCTTAGCAAGGTTTACTAAGAGAACTGCTCAACTACAAGCAGAACAATCAGAACTTGATGAATCATATGAGAAATGGGTCAAGTTAGATGAACAACTCAACTACCTACGTGGTTGTAGTGATACCATTTCTTATCTACAGACAGGTAAGTTACCTGATGATGGTAACCATGATGGTATGAAGGATCACAAACCAGTCAGACATAATGACCTAGGTTCATTGGACTAGGCATTTATTTTTGTTACTAGATGGGTCATTTGTGTTCATTCTCTCACTAAATAATGATAGAATTAGGGTGCTTATGATTCCAAATTTCTTTATGATGAGACCACAGTTCTACGGAGTAAATGGATGCAACACAATCTAATTTCGCACAACCAACTGGCTTATTGGCAGATTAACGAACAAGAACTCAATGCAATAGGGACAACTAGACTATCAGAATACGTTGAGTGTATATGCGACCTAGAAAACGAACCAAATGGCGAGCGAATGTGTAGATCCATATTAGAAAGATAACAAACTACCCCCGAAAGGGGGTTTTTTATTAGGTATAAATACTTTGCTGTACAAAATTTTATGTTGAAGGATAAGAAAGCTGCTAAGAAAATTATCAAACGAGCAAAGAAACATCCAGATTGGTACTCGCCAAGTGATGTAAAGTATGCTAAGATGGTGAGGAAACGTATAAAAGAGGATGAAGCCAAGACAAAAGAAAAGTAGGTTGTACTATTATTTCTGGGGCATCTGCACTGTAGCAGTATGTGCTGGTCAGTTTTATGTTGGTTCAGGATATCGTAAGATGTCTGGTAGCGTAGACAATCTCATACATACCTTACTAACAAAACCGATAGTAATAGATGTTGCCCCTTCACTTCAGTTTCTAGATGATACTATGGCACGAGAAGTTCCTTCTACCTGAGGACACGGTATCTAATCTAAAGAAGAAGTATTCTAATGAATACTTTCTGACGGGTGATCCTGATTGGGGTCAGCATTACACAGGATACCATCGTAATCCTATGAACAGTGCTGCCACTGTCAATGGAGGGTTCGTAGACAAGGAACTCCTTGATCTTTACGTGCCTAAATTAAAATCCATTCTCAAAAAGTTTGGACTACTAGATAAGAAGTCTATCTACTCTTTCAATAGTATTTGGGGACAACTATACAAACGTGAGTTGAGTGCTATAATAGATGTACACAACCACTACTCAGAACCAAGACAACTAATCTCTTGGGTTCATTTTGTAGAAGTTCCCGAACAGAAATGCTTTTACTTTCAAATGGATGATCAAAAGATCTATCCTGATACACAAAGTAGTTCTGATCTTATATTCTATCCTTCTTATGCCAAGCATGGGGTCGATAAGATGATTGAAGGTGACGATAGGTTTGTTGTTGTAGGAAACATTATTAGACTCAACTAATGAAAGCAGTAGTTTATTCCAAAGATAATTGTCAGTGGTGTGAAAGAGTTAGACAACTTTTTGCTTCTACTAACATATCCATCACAGAATATAAATTCGGTGAACATTTTGATAAGAAAGCATTCTATCAAGAGTTCGGTGAACATGCTACCTTCCCCCAAGTACAAATTGACAACTCTCATATAGGTGGATGCAAAGAAACGCTACAGTATCTTCAGAAGAAGAAACTGATTTAGAAATGAACAAAGGTGTGGAGTTTCTCCTGAGAACACCACCACAACCTGCATATATAATTTCAGGATGGAGGAAGAAAATGGAACAAGCAATCATTGCCCTCAGTGTTATGGTTGGTATCCTTACACTCGGATTCGGTGCAATACTTGGTTACCTTGTTCGAGCATATCTCCAAGACACAACCCCACAGTATTCTCATCCAGAAATGTATGATGAGAATGGAAACCCATTACCCGATGAACTTATTGCATTTAGATTTGAGGGTAATATAAATCACGATGATGACAACGATTAATTATGGCTAAATTACCACCAAATCCATTGGTGTCTGAAATTTTCAGGGCAGTACATGGTAAGAAGACAGTCGCACAAAAGGTTGCTCTTCTAAAAGAAAACAAACGAGATGATGTGAAAGCGATTCTCATTTGGAATTTTGATAAAGGAATTGACAGTGCTGTTCCTGATGGTCCAGTTCCATACAAGGTAAATGAATCACCTGCTGGTACACCTGGTCACACAAGACTAGTACATGAATGGAGAACTCTTTACAATTTTATCAGAGGTGGTAATGATAAACTCTCTGGTATGAAAAGAGAACAGATGTTCATTCAACTTCTAGAAGGATTACATGCAGATGAAGCAGAGCTCATAACTCTTGCAAAGGATGGAGATTTACAATCAAAGTATAAGATTACACGTAGTGTAGTTGAGCAAGCATTTGTAGATGCAGATGGTAAAGAGGAAATACAATGGCGTGATCGGTGAAGATCCTAATAGATCTTACGGATTATTGTAATGCAAAGTGTCCGTTGTGTAGTAGATATAAGAGAGCAAATGATCTGACACCAGATGATTCTGTCAACAGATCCTTTGTAACTATAGAACAAATCATGGAGTGGTTTCCAACCTTGGATGGCATCGATCAGATGTACTTCCAAGGTTCTTTTGGTGAACCAAGTTTATGTAAAGACATACTAAAGATTGCTAGGTACTGTAGTGGTACTAAGTTATTGATGAGTACTAATGGTGGTACTAATAACCCAGAGTTTTGGTCAGAGTTAGGAAGTATATTTTCGGCAGCAGGACAAGGATCTTATGTGATCTGGTCTATAGATGGACTAAGTGATACCTTATCACACTATAGGGTGGGTGTATCTTATGATAAGGTCATGCAGAATGCTAGAGCATTCATAAGAGCAGGTGGTATAGCAGTGTGGAGGATGTTAGTCTTCAAGCACAACCAACATCAGGTAAAGAAAGCAAAGGCATTGAGTAAACTTATAGGATTCAAAGATTTTGCTCACACTAAAGTCAATAACCTGTATGATGTTGGTGGAAATGGTGATGGTAGTTACACATACACATACCAAGGCAAAGAGTATACATTAGAAGCAGCAGATGATCCACAGTACACATCTAATCTAGGTGCTGTACATCCAGAGTCAGATATTAGATGTAAGTATGGTCATGGTACAGATAATATAACTCTACGAATTGATAGCATGGGTGTAGTACATGCATGTTGTTATCATCAGTCTAGGTTACGGTTCTTCTATCCTGATTACTATATCAATAACGATCCTAAACCTGCAGTGTTTGGTTCCATTGATAATCAATGTGGTGGTGCAGGTGGACAGTTGCAACAACTCTACTGGGATACAATCATACCATTGATAGAAGAACAAGGAGGGATAGAAAGTATTTCCTTACGTCACAGAACCCTGAAAGAAATATTAAGTTCTCCTTTTTATGAACGAACATTAATCAACTCATGGCAAGGTAGGACAGTGTGTCGAGAGTATTGTGGTATCAAAAGATACATATCTACTTGACTATATAATGAGGGTATGCTAACATACCTATACGTTCAACCCAGAAGGGTCGCAAGTAAGTCACGGAACGGAGCGTTCATCTCCTTAGGGAGACGCAAATGACTAAAGGAACGGACTCACAATCCAATTACTTTAGGAGTAACAACATGGCGAAAGTCACTTACCGTGGTGTCGAGTATGACACTGAAGATTACAACGCACAGGTGCTTGCGGAAGCATCACAGCGTCAGAGACATGATCTAATGTATCGTGGACTCAGGGTCAAGAGCAAGGTAATCCCTTGTTCCTAATCTAAAAAACGAATAGGAAAGTAAGGAGGGTTGATCCCCTCCTTTTTTCATGCTATAATTATGGCATGGATAAAGACAAACTAAAAATTATAGTCTCTGACCTAGAGATGTTACTGTCTGCACTCAAAGCAGAAGTTTATTCAGATGTTGAGTCTTATAGATACGAAGACATACAACCAACTGAATTAGACTACGACGAAGAGTACGAAGGACCATGACAGTAAAACTTGTAAGCATTACTCCTGATGCAGAGCAGATGATGGCATACATTGCCAGAGTATCTAACCCTAGCAATCAAGAGAACGAAAAGTATGCTGGACTACTGAAGTATTGTATCAAGCACAACCATTGGTCTGTGTTCGAGCAATCTACTATGACAGTAGAGATAGAGACTACTCGTGCTATTGCTGCACAGATACTAAGACATAGATCATTTACATTTCAAGAGTTTAGTCAGAGATATGCTGACACTAATCTGTTGAGTGATAAAGATACTACTATACCTATACCAGAGTATCGTAGACAGGACACAAAGAATAGACAGAATAGTATTGATGATTTAGATCCAGATGTTATTGATAGATTGAACAAGCAGACCAAGACTTTGTTTAGTTCTGCTCAGTCATTATATAATCAGATGGTAGAGCAGGGTGTAGCAAAAGAGTGTGCTCGTATGGTACTACCTCTTGCTGTACCTACAAGAATATACATGACAGGATCATGTAGATCATGGATACATTATATCAACTTACGATCAGCACATGGTACTCAGAAAGAGCACATGATAATTGCTGAAGGAGTGAGAGATGTATTTGTTGAGCAGTTCCCTGCTGTTAGTGAGGCACTTGGATGGGTAGAATTGGAGGAGTAAACCTATCTAAGAATGGGTCATTTGCTATTGTAAATGATGGTGAGATTGAATTCTATTTGGAGGAAGAACGTGTCACAGGTGTCAAAAGAGACCGCAGTGCGAAGGCTTTGGTTCTACGTTATCTTGATGATGATGTTGATGCTGTTGCCATATGTGATTGCTATACCAAATACTATCCTAAGAAGTTTCTCCTAAGAACCAGAGAAAAGGAAGCACTATGTAAGATCATACGTGGTAAAGGCATACCAATTTTAGATTACAGACAAAGACATCATGATTGTCATGCTGCTAATGCATTTTACAATTCAAAGTTTGATGACTGTGCTGTTCTTATCATGGATGGTAAGGGATCCTTTCATGAGAATGGAGGGTATAGATTTTGTGAGACTGAAAGCATCTATGATAATCTAACACCAGTATTCAAACACTACTCTACTTTCTGGAGTGAAGAAGAGTCTATGAACTTGCATGATCCATACTGGGATGATAATAATTTCTATAGTAACAGGACTAGTATTGGTCAATGCTTTAGAACTATCTCTAGGTACTGTGGGTTTGATGAACTAGATGCTGGTAAGACTATGGGACTGTCTGCTTACGGTCACCCTGCTACACCTATAAACTTATTCAATGAAGAGTATGGTCATAGTATTTGTAGTAAAGATATAAGACCAAGGAAAGATAGCACTGAGTACTATGGTACTAAGATGATTCCAGAAGATGTAGCATACAATCTACAGAAGTCTTCTGAAAGACATCTAAAGTTTATGATACAGAAGACCATTGATCTTACAGGTAAAAAGAATATTGCATGTAGTGGTGGGTTCTTCTTGAATTGTGTAGCAAATTATAGTATACTAAAAGAGTATGATATAAATTTATATGTTGACCCCATCGCTTACGATGGTGGTAACGCTATTGGATCTGCATTACTAGCACATTATGAAGACACTTTACCTCGGACCTAAGTACGATCTGTCACATATTGAAGGTGATATTGTACCATCTATGGACGTTGCAAAGTTATTAGAACAGAGAAAAGTTGTAGCGATATTCCAAGGTAGATCCGAAGCAGGTCCAAGAGCACTCGGTAACAGGTCTATACTGTACGATCCAAGGGATCCTGATGGAAAGGATAGGATCAATACTATCAAGCGTAGGGAGGCATTCAGACCCTTTGCAGCAAGCATCAAGTTATCTCATGCACATGAGTGGTTTGACATGGCAGGGTTAGATGAGTCACCACACATGATGTATGCTGTTGATGCACTAGAACATACATGGGATAAGATACCTGCTGTACTACATGTAGATCATACCTGTAGGATACAGACAGTAACTATAGATCAGAATGAACATTACTATAGATTGATTGATGCATTCTGTCAGTTAACAGGAGTACCTTTAGTATTCAATACATCATTCAACCTAGCAGGTGAACCATTAGTAGAGACACCAGAGGATGCGATCAGAACCTTCGAGCGTACTAAGATAGACTACTTATATTTTCCAGAGGTCAGCAAGTTGATTTCAAAATGACTTTTTCATTTCATAAAAACGGGAAAAAAAACTCGGCAAATTTTTTGACTGTAGGGTTGAACCTATCTAATAATGGTTCGATCTGTATCATGAGAGGTAGTGAGATAGAATTATACTTAGAGTCTGAAAGAATTACTAGAAGGAAACGTGACTGGAGAATCAAATCTCTACTAGATTATATTGAGGGAACACCTGATGTTATAGCAGTTGCTGATGCTTACTGGGACAAACCTGACAAGGAATTGCAATCAAGTAGTGACCTAGCAGCCGTCAAGAAGATGTTCCCAACGTCAGAGATAAAAGACTATAGGAACTGTCATCATCTAACACATGCTGCACTTGGATGGGTCAACTCTGGGTTTGATAAAGCTATTTGTATAGTAGTAGATGCTAATGGGTCTAAGGATCCTCATGGCATAGAGATTGAGACTGTGTATGAGTTTCCATTCTATACTTTAGATAGTTCTATATGTTATAAGAAGTATTTTAGTCAGGAAGATATTGGTATTGGTAAAAAGTTTGAGCAAGCATGTATATCATATGGGTTTGATCAACAGGATGCTGGTAAGATTATGGGTTTGTCTGCCTATGGTAAGGGTAAAGCACATAAGGTGCAGATGGAATGGGAGAATAGAGCAGAGGAATTGGTTAGTAGGTATGCTAGTAGAAATATTGTATTAGTTGGTGGATGTTTTCTCAATTGTGTGGTAAACTATAAACTACTGAAGAAATTCGGTAAGAATATTTACGTTGAACCCATCGCACATGACGGTGGTACTGCAATCGGAGCTGCCTACCTTGCACATATGCTTTAGTGGATGTAGCATTACCTATGGTGATGAGTTAGATGACCTGAATGATAGATTTAGTAAGGTTGTCAGTGATAGATTGGGTATACCTGAGGTAAACCTAAGTCTTTGTGGTGTTAGTAATGATTATATTGTAAGGAGTATTATAGATTACTGTGAGAATAATGTTGTTGATTCTGTTGTGGCACAGTTCACTATAGAAAGTCGCATGGAATACTTTGCACAGGATGGATCGCACCATAAATTCTCAGTGCAAAGACAAAAGAAAAATGTAGAGCATTATAATACTATGGGATGGTGGTATAAGTTTGTTTATAATAAGAAACATGGGTGGGAGAATCTTTCTAAGAATATATGTCTGCTGGAATACTATTGTAAGTCTAAAGATATAGATC